AGGTGGTGGAGGTGGTGGAGGTGGTGGAGGTGGTGGAGGTGGTGGAGGTGGTGGAGGTTGGACCGGAGGTTGGACCGGTGGTTGTGAGGGTGGAGGCCCCGGAGGTTGAGGCTGCTGCTGCTGCCGCTGCCCACGTGGGCCAAAGAAATAGCTGTAGCGTGGTGCAACTAACGGTGCAATGCCACGGCTATATGGGTTGTAATAGTTAGGGTTGTACCGAACGGGCTGGTACGCTTCTGGGGTGAAGGCAGTGGTGCTAGCACCTTGGCGGGGTGCTACGGGTGCATAACCTTGGAACTGAGAGGTGCTACCATACGCCCCTCCCTCACTGGGGTCACTCAACCAACCGCGATACCCCGAACGGCTGCGGTCAACAGAAGATGCGGAGTCTGCTCGACGTGCAGGGGCGCGACCATACCCACCACCGTAATCTTCCCCATTAGCTGGACCAACCCCAGTCAAACCACCGAACGCCATCGTGATCTCCTTACGCAGGCATGTACTTGCGTGGGTTTATTTGCTTGCCTTGGCGTGGATTGCCCGTGCGTGCGTGACGAACTTTGTCCATCATTGCGTACAACTGCTTGGCACCTGCGTCCGTAGACCCATTACCCAAGTGAGAGACGACATCGGCGGGCACAACGAACTCGCCTTCGGCCAATCGCGCAGGTTGTTTGCGACCTATCTTGGCTGGAATATTATCAGACATCCCATCGCCGGGGCCTTTTAGCAACCGCCCACCATCAGAATAACCACCAAGCGTGCTACCACCAGCCGCCATACGTTGTGGACTACCTTGCCAATCAGAAGTTCCGGGGACATTAAGATCAACCGGAGGTGGATTGCGCCGAGGATCGCCACCTACATTTATTTGCTGATTTAGCCCAGTGATGCCTCCATCGGCATATGCTCGTGGGACAAAAGTGCTTGGATCGTATCGGAACTTGCTCAGTGGTCCAGAGTAGGATTCTTGTTTTGGTACTCCGTATCTATTACGATCAGCCAGCATGAGTGCACCGATACCAGCACCACCACCGTAGAGGAGCTTTTCTGAAGTAGGGAGGGCTTTGAATCGTTCAATAAAGCTACCGGGGGGTTGCATTGTGCCCGTACCAGCAGCTTCTGCCACAGGTGTAGGAGCCGCAGATGACATAGGACCCGCGCCAACTTGCTGGCCGATAGGTTGATTCATCCCCGGCACGGTGGACATGGGGCCAGCCCCAGCGTCCGCAACGGACAACGCATTGGGAGTATATGGAACCCCTGCTGCGCTACCACCGGGAACCGCGCCATTTAGAACAGGGGCAGGTGTGGGTGCAGCGGCCTCGACTCCGGGGGCAGCGCCAGCGCCACCAAACATACTGCCGCCAATACCGCCCATAGCACCACCCATGAGTGCACCTTTGAGAGGATCACCCCCTTGGATAGCTGCACTTCCACCACCTACAGCCGCGCCAGCTAGCACGGAGTCTAAAAGTGCGCCTTCAATAATGCCACCACCTGCCATGATAGTTCCTTAATTACCCAACTTTCCAGTTAGTACCATCTGAATACACAGGCACATTTGTTGACCCGCCACCTACGACAGTAGACCCAAATGTGAACACAGAAGCGTCAGTTACGAATGCTCTGGACCCTACACCGGCAGTTGCCGCACTAGGTAGCGCAGCCACAGTTAATGGTATGTTGACGTTTAACTGCCCAAAAATGTTGGTAAGTTGGTTGAAGTATAACCGTAGAATGTTATTAAGTTGTTCTTGGTAACGAGGGTCGTAATTTTGTGTTGCCAAAGGTAAGTTTGGTGGCACCGCGCGGTTGAACACGTAATCCGAAGTAACGGTATAGCTCATCTACGTCCATCCGGGCGAATGTCAATTCGGGGAGCACCAAGCTGCCATGTGGTCCCAATTTTGGTTGATTCCATCTTAAATATCATCTGCCTGCCGCGCACGCGGGTGTAGACCTGCCCCGTAAATTCTTCTGTGATGTTGTACGTAGAATTGAATTGTACGTTGTCACTACCTGCCGTACCAACACCTGACCCCGAATTTTGCAAGGGGTAGAGGGTCATTATTACCTCAGCCGTAGTCCCAGTCGTAGATCCATCAAACGTAAGATCGGGGAGAACACGCCACACAAAACCAAAGTTATGCCCATCCCCAATGTCAAATTCAGATGAGGATACGTAAGCATTGATGGCCACAGGTGTATCTGCCTCGTTATTATCCACCCCATATTCATGATTAACGAGCAAATTATCGTACGTAGCAGCAATCGGATATGCCTGCAACCCACTATCCAACCACGCAGTTCGGGCCAACGTCCCATAATACCAAGTATTTTCTAAGTAGTTATATATGACGTATTTATCAATAGATGTTGATTTTGCAGAACAATAAAACCACCAAACTTCGTTAAAACCTTCATTCGTACTGGCAAAAACTTGTTGGAATTGTGATTGGTTTATGTTTTGGAATACATACCGGCGAAGGTCACAATTCAGCGTCTGTACACGCCCGTCGTACATATAGAACTTATCTATCCCCATCCAGTAAACACGCCCCGACGCAAGCACCGCAGCATTAGTCCCCATGATGGAGATGTTGTCACCCAGTAACTGACTGCCCCAAATATAGGGTGGCCCTAGATACTGAAGAGAATATACAGAAGCATCTGTAAAGACTACGATCTCTTGTCGGGCTTGCACCGCTGCAATAATTTTAGACCCGTGGGAAAGCCGTATACTACCGGCTTGTGTGGTTGCAGTGGGTGTCCATTGCGTTACAGACTCTTGATCTGACCAACGAATGACCATTGGGTCTAATATGGTACTGCCGTAATCATTAGTGCCAAATAGAATGACAAACCGGCTGGCATCAGAAATGAGCATTAAGTTTTGGTAGAGCGGTACATCGCTTGCCCCACCTAGCTTAGATACTAATATGCCGCGCGGTGAAACGGTATGTGTGCCTGATTGAACACCGGAAGTGTTAATTGGGTATCCACCGTAAATGGTGGATAAGTTGCATGTAAATTCGGTTTGAACTAGTGTTTGCGTTGTGCCAATAGTATTTGCATATCCTGACGCAGAAACCCCAGTAATACTTACAGTTACCGGTAGCCCCGTAGAAGTGAGAGTATTTACAACCCCAGACGCAGAAACTCCGCCAATATGTATTGTTCCCGGTGGATCGGCATAACCTACAGCCCCAGCCGCAGAAACTCTAGTAAGGCTTACCGTTACTGGTAGTCCGGTAGAAGTGGGAGCACTTACAGCCCCAGATGCAGAAACCCCACCAATTGGTACTGTTGCCGATAAGCCAAGACCAGCGGTGGAATTTACGACATAATAGACCGTACCGGGGATTAGCCCAGTAGGAAGATATCCAGATGTATCTAGTGTGATTGCGGTCCCATTGACCAAACCCAAATAAGTTGTTATTACTGCGGGAGAACCAATTGTTATGCTGTTTATGGCAATGGGTTGATACCCAATAGATGCGCTCCAATAATATAAAGAGCTACCAGAGGGGCCATATATTAAATCTTGCCCAAAATTTTGTTGGGACCAAAGTTGAATTGAGGTGGTAGACGTACCTCCATTACCCCATGTTCCCGCACTCCATGTCCCTGCACCCCACCCTACAAGTGGTACCTGATACGCAGGGCCAACATTTGTCTGGTATGAAATATAAACAGTGCCACCCCCAGTCGTGTTACTAGAAGCTGTACCGGGCACGGTAATGGTGTAGGTATTGGGGGTTAGAAACGTAATCTGATACGTCGCAACCGTAAAGGTAACACCCCCCACAGTTGGAGGAGTACTTGGGTAGTAGAGCGTTATGTAATCATTCGTGACTGCCCCATGTGCGGGGTCAGTAATTGTAATCGTTGTGTTGCCCCCAGAGTTGGTAGCTGTATTAGTAGCAAGCGAATTGCTTACCGTACTAGTCTTACGGATTGGGGTAATGTCGTAGTACGAACCACCGTTCTGAATATAAAACTTGAGATTGGTTCCAACCCCAATCAGATTTTGCCCAGCGAGAGTTACCCAGTTCCAAAGTGATCTGCACACTCCAAGAAACTTGTTGGTAGAAATGCGTATCCAACCACCAATTTTCTCAGGGTTCCCCTGACGAAAACGAATCTTATCTCCGTCGTACCAACCTCCTTCGGTTGTGTACCGCGTATTTTCCCGGTTGACCCCCGGTTTGAACAGGATTTTTTGGAGCGGCATTATTTGCTCGCAACGCCTTTGTGCTTCTCAAATGAGCGCATACCCCCGAACCCAAGCAGTCCAGCCAGTAGTGTCATAAGTTGCTCAACATCAAGGTCGGGAGGCGGATGAAGATCTTTAGGGATGATATCCATACCTTGCCCAAAAGACCAGCCCCATTGCATCAAGGGGTAACCAAGAAATTGGTAAACCAAACCCAGAACCCCAACCCAGCCCACAGCAGGACGCCAGCCAGAGACAAATAGGCTAGAAGACGCCGCTTCGATTTTGTTGACATCCACCTGCGCGAGGTCTGTAGTCTGGTCGATGCGCTTTTCTTCAAGGTCGAGCTTGCGGTCTTCCAACGCCATTTGAAGGCGTTCTTTGTCCGTCGTAATGAGATCGCCCGCAACCTTGCCAACGCCTTCAATTATTGACCCTATCCCAATCAAATCCATTACTTGAGTCCTTGCAGCGTACGGTTGATCCAACCGAGTAAGAACTTAGATTGCCCTCTGTCCTTGTTGCAGATCTGCGCGTACCGGCTGATTTTGGCTAGCGCATATGCGGGCAAGAACTTTTCTGCCGTACAGATGTTCAACCGTTCGACGGTTTTTGGTCCGATTGCGCCGTCTGGGGTGACACCGACGATGAGTTGGGCGAGTTTGATTGCGACGCCTGTGCCGGTGTTGACTGCGAAGTTGAAGATGGTTTCCGCGATAGCTTGGTCCTTAATGTCGTCACCTCGGACACGATCCCAAAAATGAGATTTATAGAATTCACGGACCAAAGGCGTAGCTGACCCAAAGTCTTTACGGTCGATGTATTGCCATCCTGCCCAGTCTGGGTTTGGTTTTCTTGCGATGCCTGCATATGTTTGTCCTCCCCGGTCGCCCGGAATGTCCGTTAGTTGGTATCCACCTTCGTCATGGATCATCTTCTCAAAGGCGGGAGTGAAATCAGCCATTTTTTTGCTGCACCAAGTACGACACAAAGAAAAACGCCCAGCAACAGTTGAATACCGTTTCGCCAATCAACCCAATGTTCTTGTAGCTGAACGGGAAATCATCACCAAACGCGAATTGAAAACCGATTGAGATGAAGCACAGCAGGCTTGCCAGACCAGCAAACCACATGGGGTTCTTGTAGTACCAAGGCTGGTCTGGGTTGTGGAACACCATCCACAGAATTCCACTAAACATACACAGGTGCGCTACAGCATTGACCCACACGGCATTGTTAGATGCCCACGCCCATACCCACCAGAACGTTAACCCGTAGGCCTCCCCGTACATTACTTGGATTCCTTGACAGACTTAACTACTTCCATAATGTCTTCACCTTCATGCTTCTTGAAATAATTGCCCACCGCAGACAACACAAACCAAGAAGAAAACCCAATAGCAGCACCCATCGTTAAAGCAAATTCCCAATCGTGGGGATCCATTCCAAGGTACTTAGTAAGCGGAGCAGATCCAATAATTGCCGATCCGGTGCTGACCCCGCCTCGAATAGCAGCATCGCGTAGGTTATGCGGCTTGAGAAATGTAAGAATGGCAAGACCCCCAAAAAGCCCACCAATTCCCGCTGCCGCTTTTACCGCTGCGGTACTCATCACAGGCTCGCTCATCACTTATCCTTTATCTTGTTGATCTGCTCCCAAGCAGATTTCATCTTTTCTTCCAGCACCGCAACCCGCAGGTCTAACTTGGACAGCACAACAATCAGTGTGACGATACCCAAAAGCACCGGCCAAGCTTTCAGGAAAAGTTCAACTAGTTCCATACCGCCTCAAATATTCAGACCTAAGAAACGTCACCTTCCTGCGGCCATCATGCCGTTTAACTTTACCTAAAGCTGGTGGGTTGTTCAAGTATTCTGCGGCTCGCAAGATCATGTCCGGGTCATCTTCAAAGATACCAAGCGCCGTGTTGCACCGCTTGCATAAGATCCCACGAACATCATCTGAGTCGTGGCAGTGATCTACGGCAAACTTGTACTGTTTGAGTTTGAGAGGGTTGTCACAGATAGCGCAATTATACCCCTGAAGTTTCAACAGGAAGTCATAATCTGATGGGGATAATCCAAAACGGTCGAGACGGTTTACGTCAGATTTGCAGGAACTGCATAGAAAATAGTTCTTACGCCCGTGGGCGATAAGGTCTTCTCGGAGAAATTCTCCACGGCAGACAGCGCAGAACAGCATTTAAGTACCCCGGTGGGTTGCACCGGGGCCGGACCTTAGTCGTCGGTCTGTTCGTCTTCTTCAGCGTCGTCTTCCTCTGCAATCGCGGCGGCGGCAAGCTCAAATTGAGCTTCCAAGTGCGAAGAGAAGAAAGAGCTGAGCGTGAACTCACTAATACCGTTTTCAACAGCAACGGCAAACACAACAGAGAACAGTGCGTTCAGGGCGTCAATCGGCTCGGAACCGTCGATCACTTCGATGATTTGGTCTTTCATGACAAACTCCGGAGGTTAAGGGGCGGGTGCCCACAAGCATTCTACGGTTCGTGCAAGACAAGAAAATTACTTTACGCAGCCGGTTGGCTGGCTTTGCATGCTGCAATCAGAGCATCGTAGTCAGCGCCAATCTGCTCTTTCAAGGCATCACGAATTTTGGTGGCACGGCCACATTCAACTTTTTCAGTCCGCAGAAGATTGCGAAGCCGGTCACGGTATTGGTAATCAGCAACCAACCCAACCTTGGCATCGTCAAAATCTTGAGGAAGATTATCAATCGCTGTTTCTTTGTATTGAACCAACGCATCAGGCCAACCATCTTGGGGCAATCCAACAAGCATGACAGTGTAGTTGTCAACGTTGAGTTGGTATTGATAAATCTCCATCTCACGATGGTAAGCAGCAACAACTAGGTTGCTCAGATGTTCTTGGGTGGTAATCACAAAAGTTCCTTTAGTTAGAAAATGCTATGCCGCCGCCAGTGCCAGTCGGTAAAGTAGACGGATTAGTGTATTTGGTTCCAAACCCAGCAGACCAAGGGTATGCAGAAACATACGGTGATGTAACATGAGCGACTGCTATGACATTGCCAGTCGAATTAAACGATACCCCATTCCCGTTGCCCGTTGGTAAGGTTGCCGGATTTGTGTACTTCGTTCCAAAACCAGCAGACCATGGGTAAGTAGAAACAAATGGGGTTCCATCATAAGCAACCGCTATTGTACTTCCAGCGGGGGTAAATGCTACGCTTCTACCGGTGCTGGCTGGCAAAGTCGCAGGATTCGTATACTTTGTTCCAAATCCTGCTGACCATGGATATGCCGAAACAAATGGCGTTGTTGCATGTGCAACCGCTAATGTATCTCCAGCAGAATTAAACGTCACTCCGTTTCCAGTGCTGGCAGGTAACGTTGCAGGGTTTGCGTATTTTGTCCCAAATCCTGATGACCAAGGATAAACAGAAACAAACGGAGTTGTCGCGTGAGCAACAGCTACCGTATCTCCCGCAGCATTAAACGCCACACTTTGCCCAGTGCCAGCCGGTAATGTTGCTGGATTTGTATACTTTGTACCAATTCCGTTGGACCATGGATAGGCAGAAACAAATGGAGTCGTAGTATGTGCAATAGCTACTACAGTGTTCTGTTGATTAAATGTTACTCCGTTGCCTTGACCTGTTGGTAACGTAGCAGGATTTGAATATTTTGTACCAAATCCGTTGTACCAAGGATAAACAGAAACAAATGGCGTAGTAGCATGAGCAACAGCTATTGCTGTATTTGATATGTTAAACGTTACGCCAAACCCGTTGCCCGTAGGAAGTGTAGTTGGGTCAGCATATTTTGTTCCAAAACCACTTACCCACGGATAAACAGAAACATATGGGGAAGTTGTATGAGCTACAGCAATAGCCGGAGAAATTGGCAGAGGCCAAGTGCCCAATTGTATGTATTGGGTTGCTTGTTCTAGAGTCCATACACCAGAAGCAGCCGTGGTTGTTGGGGCCACAGGCGACTTAGATACAAACCCACCGGGGTATCGTTTAGACATTTCTTACCCTCATAGGGTAGTAACAACGTAAGTCATTGATGATGCAGCATCCGTCATTGTTGACGTAGAACTAGTTAAAGTTGGTGTAGTATTTGTTAGACCTGACGTATTATCCGGAAGCGTACTAACAGCATCAGTTAAGCTAGATGCTTCGTAAACAAACGAAGTGCTCCCGACTGTGTATGTTCCAGTTAAAGAGCCATCCGTTGGTAACTTTGCAATTACGGCATAATTACTAGAAGAAATTTGCGTAGATCCAGTTAAATACATAGCACCTAACGAATTAACTTGAATTCCGTATCCATGGTCTTGGTTGCTGCTTCTTAAACGACGTTGCCACTGAATACTTCCAGACGAATCGTATTTTGCTAATTGAATATCATAAGTGCCAGAGTCCGTACTATCACCAATAATATAAACGTAATTTGAAGAATCAACGGCAACACTATACGCATAATCACTAGCAGCACCGCCTAGTATCCTTTGCCATTGAAGAACGCCTGAAGAATTGTACTTTGCTACAAGCATGTCAAAGGACCCTGCCGTAGAAAGCGCACTAGAACCCGCAATGTATAAATTAGCAGAGGAATCTAAAGCTATACCAAAGAATTGAAGGGTGCTTCCCCCGCCTAAAGCTTTTTGCCATTGAAGATTTCCAGATGAATCATATTTTGCTGTTTGTATATCAGCAGATGTAGAAAAAGAGCTGTACCCTACCAAATAAACGTTTCCTGAAGAATCAACTGCTACCTGAGTAGCAGCATCTTGTAATCCGCTCGACAGTTGTTTCTGCCATTGAATAGTGCCAGACGTATTATATTTTGCTATTTGAATATTTTGAGTTCCGCTAGTAACGCTGTATCCAACAACATAAACGTTACTTGAAGAATCAGTTGCTACTCCATAGCCTAAATCACTAGTGCTATTGGTTAGCTTACGCTGCCACTGAATTGTGCCCGAAGAGTTATATTTAGCAATTTCAATTGAAGGAGTCCCAATTGATGAAACGCCAGTAACATAAACATTGTTTGATGAATCAACTGCTATTCCGTAGCCAAAATCATTTCCACTAGCAGAATCGTCTAGCACTCTTTGCCATTGAATTGCGCCTGAAGAATTATATTTACTTAGTTCGATTGTGTTAGAACTAAGCCCCGCGCTTCCACCGCCGACAATGTACACATTGTTAGATGAATCAAGTGCTATGCCTTGCCCAATTGCAGTAGTACCTAATGTCCCAATCCAAAATGGAGCATTTGATGGCGCAGGCCAATTGCCATTGCCTTGCGCTTGCATCTGTTGAGCTAGCGTCCAAACCCCGGTAGCCGCACGAACAGAAGGGCTGCTAGAGGTTGTGGGGGCGGTGGCTGAAATAACCCCGCCTTTGTAGCGCATGGACATAACGCTAGTCCTTAGCTGATGACTTCGTAGCTGATGCTATAAGTGATGCCGCTGGCAGTTCCAGAGGTCACCGTGATTGATGTGCCTTCTTGCAGATACACTTGTGTAGTCTTGTCCACTACAATCAACGAAGCATTTGCAGGAACCGAGATAGTCGAAGCAATTGGATATGCAGTGCCACTTGATGGTGCAGAACCTTGGGCTACAGCGCCGTTAGTATAGATACTAATCGTGGCGTTGACTGCGGTTGAACCGTTGACGTTAGCAGCGACAATCTGATTGATTTTAAAAACTTGCCCAGATGCTGCTGCGTTTGGAAGCAGTACAACTGCTGTTGTTCCAGACGGTGTGAGATAAGTGGTGGTGCCGGATGCCGTCGTTGCGGCTAAAAGGTTAGGGTTTGCCATGACGGGTCCTTAAATTGCGCCGAAGACTAAAGAAATCATTGTGGCTTTGGCTTGAGATACGCCAGTTGCTGCGGGGGAAGAAGATACCCAAGCAGAGCCATTAGAAGTTAACACGTTACCGTTTGTGCCGGGAGAAGATAACCCTGTACCGCCGTAACTAGCGCCAAGGGCATTGGTCAAGTTTAAAGTGTTTGCTGTTAGTGTAGTGCCGTTAAACGTCAGGTTTGCAGACCCAGCCAAATTGCCAGAACTGTTGTACTGAACCTGAGTATTTGACCCACCTACTGAAGATGAGGCACCAATCCGTACAAAGTCCGAGCCATTCCAAGCTACAAGTGCCCTGTCACTTACTGGAATCGTTACGCCAGTCGTAGGTCCAACGCCCCGAATAGTAACCGTGTATGTAGCAGACGTATTGATAACAATATAGGTCTTGCTTGCCGCCGGGGCCGTGATGGTGATATTTGCTGATGCCGGGCTGCATAGCAGCACCATGTACTGCGACGAAGTTGTAGTAAGACTCGAACCAGTTGTTTTGGTGAGCGTAGTATCGGTCGTGATTGTCTGCGTACCAGCTATCGCCGCATCAATATACGTTGAGATGTAGTTGTTGACTGTATCGCCCCAAGTACCCGACAACTCTCCCGTAGCAGGGAGGGCAAGCCCTAGAAGCGAGGTATACGAAGTTGCCATTTTAAACCTTTAGACAGTTTCTAGTTCAACCCAACTAGGATTTTCAGTTGTGGTGGTGTTAGTCCAATTCGGGCTTTCGGCTGTTGTAACATCTACCCAGCTTGGTGTTTGACCGTCATCTATAACACTCCAGTAAGCATACCCAAAATTGCCCACGTTGCCCATCGCGGGGCAACCAGTGATAGCAACAAGGCGGTCCCCGATTGAAACGGATTGTACCGCCCCATTGGCGGAAACACCAGATAATAGGAATCCAAATATAACAGTATTTACCGCGCCAGCCGCCTCAGTACCCGTCAGAGCAACAGTTACATCTATTCCTACATTTCCAACTATACCATCAGCAACATCGCCGACTACAGGCGGAAGCTGCTGTACATCACCAACAGACCCAGTAGCAGATACTCCTGTTATGGCTACCGGTATTGTGTACCCTACTGTGCCAACACCACCCGAAGCCAATACACCGCTAAGCGAAAAAGTATGCGGGCCAACCCCTACCGTTCCAACAGAGCCAGCCGCAACGACTCCAGTTACTACGTCGCCTTTACCGGTAGAAGCAATCCCAACTGCCGCAGATGCAGCCACTCCACTAAGTGCAAGTACCCGAGCCGCTACTGTGACTGAAGCAACTGAACCTGTTGCCGATACTCCGGTAAGGAAAGTGGGAGCAGCAAACTGAATACTACCAACCGTACCGGACGCGGCGTTTCCAGTAATAGGTATCGTTCGGTCTGGGCTAACTGTACCGACTAATGCGTCAGCATGAACCTCAGAAATCTGTAGTTTTAAAGAGATTGAGCCGGGTGTGCCCTGCGCTTCTACTCCAGTAAGGGCAATAGTTCTAGTTGGCGAAACACTACCAACAAAGCCAGAGCCAACTACCCCAGACAGTGCTACAGTCTTGCTGCCTGTAACGGTTCCTACTAAACCGGAAGCTACGGTCCCGCTTAAAGATATAGACGGGGCAACCCCGACTGAGCCAACTGAGCCGGTTGCTACGTTTCCGTTTTGGGCTTGTGATTTTGACGGAGTTACTGTACTTACGGAACCAGCGGCTGATACTCCGGTTATCGCAAATTGAACCGAGCCGTGTGTAATCGTTCCTACAGAACCAGAAGCAGAGGCCCCGGTTAAGGCGATAGACTGTGTGGGGGTAGCGGTTCCAGCAAAACCAGAAGCGGAAACACCGCTAATACTTACTGTTACCGATATACCGGGAGCGCTTACAGAACCGGACGCGTCAGTGCCAGTTATGGCGTATTGCCCGCCGCCCCATACATTACTGCTCCAAGTACCGGCTCCCCAGCCGGTAATCCCAATACCGCCGCTTATCTCAAACGCAGTCGGGTCAAATGCGCCTGATTGAAACGCTGCGGCCATGGCTCACACTATGGTTGTTTGGGCCAGTCTATTTTAAACGGGTCAGACTGTTTAGTAATATCCCGTAACTCTTGACGATACGCGGCCCATACGATTTTGTCCACAGGGGCATCAGCCAATTGGGTCCAGTCCGTGTCTTTCAGCATTTGATTGCGCTGACTGCGAATTACGGTCCACTGCGTGACAATTCTTGATTGAAGTTCTTCTGCGGTCAGTGGTGCAACGTCAACCAAACAGCACATCCCGTCATACAGATGCGGGGCAGCAGAGACTAGCTTCTCGGTCTTGAGGTCGTGGTCTTTCCACACCGAGATGACGTAGTACCCGGCTTCAGCAATCCAATCCAGCGTTGGGCCACGGTCACCGAAAGATGTGTCGGGCCACCACTCGGTGTGGTCTTTGATGATGAGTTCTGAGTTAGCAAGCTGCACGATTACCTCGTTGGGAATGCTGCTGTTGGCGTTGTGATGGTGCGGGCGACACCTTTGGTGATGCGTAAGTCTTGAATGTAACCGCTGAAGAACCCGTTTGCAGCCCCGTTGTTATACCCACCAACAAAAGCCGTGTTTAGGTTAATTGCGCCAGCATACGCGGTTGAAACCAATTGCGTTCCGTTGACATATATTTTAAGGACTCCAGAAGCTCTAGTCCACGCAATGTAATACCAAGTTCCAAATGTAAACGTAAAGGTTCCAGCGTAAGTGGTCGTCCCGTCGTAAAAATATATTTGGGTGTTTGAGGTAAACGCAAATTGCGGGGAGGCGGCTGCGCCAGCCGAAATAAACTGCGGAAATCCACCGCCAGCGCTGCTTAAGTTAACCCATCCCTCAATCGTAAAATCGCCGGTCCCAAAGTTTGCAGGTCCGCTAGGAATACTCAAATAATCCGTAGTCCCGTTGAACTTCATGCTCGTCGGTGACCACTTGGCTACCGTCGTGCTAGCCTGTGCGCTACCTACCGTGATTGCATTGTTCTGCACCGCAGCGTCGTAGATTCCCGCGTTGGTGTAGTTGGTCAGGAGCGCAGTATTAGTAATCGCTGTCAATGGCG